AAAAGAAAAAGCAGAGAGTCTTGTAAATGACTTTTTATTTTGCTATGACTAACTCATGGAGTCTACTTTACGACGAATTATATGGAGAGGATACAATGCCTGAAGATAAAATTGAGATAACAACAGGAGCAGGAAATACTGCTTCATACACTACTGGAACTGTGGGTGATTTTGAATTTGATAACATATCAATCAATACTGCTGAATGTCCAGAAGGAATAAGTGTTACTAATATTCCTCAAAGTTCTAATAGTGAAGACACTATTCACATCTCAACAAAATCAGAACCTTATATTTACGAATCTCCTGATGGTGGTACAACTGTAACTCGTCGAGGGATTAATTCTGATCCTACCGATAAAGAAGTAATTTGTGGTGATTACTTTGGTAATGATTATCCAATGGCACAAACTTTTTTAGCAGATAATGATGATTCTGTTGCACATCATTTTACTATGCCAGAACCAGAAAGCATCACACTTGAAATTCCAGAAGAGTTTCGGGTTGAGATACCTTCTCCAACACCTGGAATAGAATCAGATAATCCTAGAAAGTATAAAGAAGATGAGTCCATCAAAGCTCTTCAGGATTATATTTCTACCACTTATGGTGGACATTATACTTCTGACAATAATAACGTCCAGACACTTGATCTTATTGAGTCAGTAGGAGATGCAGAATCATTCTGTCGTTCTAACGCAATCAAGTATCTAAGTCGTTACGATAAGAAGGGACAAGCAAAACGTGATATACTAAAAGCATTACATTACACTTTACTACTTTATCATTTTAGTGGGCAATTAAATGAGACAACTACCCGTGGATATGAAACTTTCTGATAAAACTTTAAACATTCTTAAAAACTTTGCTGGAATTAATAATTCAATTCTTGTTAAGCAAGGTACTCAGTTAAGAACTATATCTGTTGCTAAGAATATTCTTGCTGAAGCAAATATTGAGGAGGATTTTCCTCGTGACTTTGCAGTCTATGATTTAAATCAGTTCTTAAACGGATTAGATTTGCATCAAGATCCTGATTTGGATTTTACTCCAGATTCTTATATTTCTATTAAGGAAGGTAAGCGTAGAGTAAAGTATTTTTATGCAGATCCTAATGTAATTGTTTCTCCTCCAGAAAAAGAAATTACGCTTCCATCTGAAGATGTTCATTTTCAGATAGAGAGTGTATCTTTAGATAATCTACTTAAGGCAGCAGGAGTTTATCAGTTACCTGATTTATCAGTAGTTGGTGAAGCAGGTGTTATTAAACTTGTTGTGCGTGATAAGAAAAATGATGCTTCTAATGAATTTGCTGTTGTAGTTGGTGAAACTGATAAGGAGTTTTCCTTTAACTTTAAGGTAGAGAATATCAAGATTCCTTGTGATAGTACTGCTCTAAAGAAGGGTCTTCCTTCAACTTATGATGTAGTTGTATCTCAAAAACTTTTATCTCGTTTTACTAGTACAAATAATAATCTAACTTATTACATTGCATTAGAACCAGATTCTACATTTAAATAATGGGTAAGAAGCATAATTACAAGAACCCTTCTAAGACACAAGATCTTGGGCATGTAGAGGCACAAGTTACTGAGGGTAAAAAGTATTATGATGAGCAAGGGTGGGAGATTTCTCCACCCATAAGTGATAGAGAGTGTATCTATCGTTGCCTAGAGAACTGTATCAATCTTGCTGGACTTGATAAGAAACAAGTCATGAGATTAGCAGAAGAGTTTAAGACTAAGAAAACTGAATTTGTGAGAAACGAAGAGTATCCTGTATTATGAGATTAACTCAAGAGGTTATTGATAAGATTGCAATAGCAATGCAGCACACCAAAATGAATGGTGAAACCAACTGGAAAGATGGTGATGAAATTGAGGTATGTTTAGGTGGACATTATGCTGCTGATAAATTTATAGCAATTCATAATAGATCTAAGGAACCTGTTTATAAATCACCACCACATCCTGATTTTGATTATGAGAAACAGGAATGGAAAGGTGGGTGTAATTCATTAGGAAGATCAGCAGGTTATCATATTAAGAAGGAAGAATAATGTGGTATGTTATAGGTTGGACAATAGTTACATTGTGGTTATTCTCTAAGTTGGGTGTATTTAAAAAGAAATGAAGAGAGCATGGAGGGTATGGAAGTATGCGTTGGGTAGTTTTGCTGATGAAAAGACTAGACGATACGACAACTACATTGTTCTGGTACGTTCTATTATTTTCTTTTCTTATCTCATTACTAACTGTTTTATTATTGCAGGGGTAATTAGACATTGGAACAATTAAGTGTTACAATAGTAGTATGAATATTTTTGTAACTAGTCCTTGTCCATATGAGTCGGCAAAAGTTTTGCCTGATAAACATGTGGTTAAGATGCCCTTAGAGACATGCCAAATGCTCTCTATTGTATTTTCACACTGGTATTATGACTGGGGTGATGATTTAATTAAGAAGAAAGATGGAACACCTTTTAAGACACAGAAAGGTGCATTCCGTAATCATCCATGCACACAATGGGCAGCAGCAAGTATATACAATACTGCATGGTTAATTCAACATGGTTGTGCTTTATCTGATGAGTATAATCATCGTTATGGTAAATTGCATGGATGTTCTAATGCTTTATTTGAAGCAAAGAAAACATTCCATAAATTTGCAAAAGAAGTGATTACATGCTATTGTATGGTGGAGTCCTTTACTCGTGCAATGCCTGATGAATATAAACATGACACAAGCATTGACACTTTTACTGCTTACAAAAATTACATTAGGAGCAAACCTTGGGTTGCATCTAATTATCTACGTGACGAATCCCGAAAACCAGATTGGGTTTAATTATGAGTGACTTTATATGGGTTGAAAAATACAGACCCAAGACAATTGAAGATTGTATTTTACCTGATAACATCAAGAAAACATTTAAGGAATTTCTAAATAAAGGAGAAATACCTAATATGCTTCTTGCTGGTCCTCCAGGTGTTGGAAAGACTACGGTTGCAAAGGCATTGTGTAATGAACTTGGAGTAGACTTCTATGTCATTAACGGATCCGATGAGGGAAGATTCCTCGATACAGTACGTAACAATGCAAAAAACTTTGCATCAACTGTATCTCTCGCATCGGAAGCGAAGCACAAGGTCATCATCATTGACGAGGCAGATAACACTAGCAATGATGTACAACTGTTACTCAGAGCATTCATCGAAGAGTTTGCAGGGAACTGTAGATTCATTTTCACTTGCAACTACAAGAATAAAATCCTCGAACCCCTCCATTCCAGGTGTGCTGTGGTTGACTTTTCTATCAGAGGAAAAGAGAAGCAACAAATCGCTGCTGCTTTCTTCCAAAGACTCAACTTTATCTTGGAGCAAGAAAGGGTTGAAGCTGACAAGAAAGTATTGGTAGAATTAGTTAATAAACATTTTCCAGATTGGAGAAGAGTATTGAATGAGTGTCAGAGATACTCCGTTAGTGGTACAATAGATAGTGGAATTTTAGCTGCCTTTTCTGATGTTGCTGTCAATGATCTCATTAAAAAACTCAAAACAAAAAACTTTCCTGAAGTCCGTAAGTGGGTCAACACTAACATGGATAATGATACTTCTATGTTATTCCGTAGGATTTATGATAGTCTTTACGAATCCTTGGTTCCGAATACTATACCTGCTGCTGTTCTTGTCATTGCTAAGTATCAATATCAAATGGCATTCGTCGCTGACCAAGAGATAAATATGTTAGCATGTCTTACCGAAATTATGGTGGAGTGCGAATTTAAATGAAATACGAAGTCAAATGGAAAACTCCTAATGATAAGGAGGAGTTAGTAGAAATAAAAGCATATGCTGAAGATAATGCAGGAGTCCAAACTATATTGGATAGTTTGGATGTTAATATATCAGCAACAATAACTGAAATTAAATGAGTCTTTGTGAAGTTTATGATGATAAGTTTGATGCAAATTATTTGCATGAAATTTTTTCTATTATACAAGGAAAATTAAAATATAAAGCCAATAATGTTACTAATCCTACTACTTGGCCTTATGGCGGAACAGGTAGTCATAGATTATTTGGTTCTAGAATATTTTGCAGACATCATCCTAATATCATAGATTATCTTGATAATGAAAATGCGTCTACTTTTTTTGATATCTTTGAGTTTCTTTGTAATTTAAAAAATATTGATAGTAGAAATATTTTCTTACAAAGAATTGATGTCAATCTTCAGCATAGTGGATGTAATGGAACACTACATCAAGATAGTGCTCCATGGGATAAGGATAGTAAAACTATCATGATTATGCCCAACCCAGTTTGGGATAAGGAATGGGGTGGACAGTTTCAATTATTTTGTGAAGATAAATCACAAATGATAGAGGAATATGATTATGTTCCTGGAAGAATACTTGTTTTTCCTTCCTATCTACCACATAGGGGGTTAGGACCTAGTACAGAATATCCTTATGTTTATAGATATTCTATAGTTTTTGGTGTACAATGAACACGCAAGACAAAATTAAACAAGCTGAAGAGCGAATCAAAGAGTTACAACTCTTAATTGAACATTGGAAAAAACAAAAATGATTTTTATTAATTTGATACCACATGGTAATTTGACACCAGATCAAGGATTTATTTTTTTCTTTGGTATGGTTCTTTTTGGTTTAGTTGGATATGGTTTATATCTTACTTTGGGCTCTGGTAAGCAGGATTTAAGAGACCCTATTGACGAACATGCTAAAATGCATGAACTAGGCATTGCACATGGACACGGTGGAAACAAAGGTGCATATGAAATGTCTGGTAAACTTGAACATAAACATGAGGATTAATTATGAGCACTCCAATACCTGAATGGGGAACATTGAGACAAAAACAAAGAAACCAAGTAAAGTCTAAATTTTATTACATCTTTTGGGGTGTAGCAACAGCATCAGTTGTATTAGGACAACTATATGTTGGTTCTGGATATAGAATATTTGCTGGTTCGTTAAATAGAATATTTGATACTATTGAAATAGAAGTTGGTAGAGACTATAATGGGGATAGGTTTTATTAATGAGACCTGAAACTAGAGAAGCAATGGAGATGTTGTTCTGTGCGAAATGGAATGTTCCACAGGCAGCAAAACATTGCAATCTAACACGTAAGGAAATGATGATTACTTTTAATGAGTATTGTGCCTTACATGGACCAACTTATACTAAATTTGATAACGCAATTCAATTGCATTTAAATTATGAGCAAGAAAGCATTAAAAACTCCACTTAGATATCCTGGTGGTAAGTCTCGTGCTTGCACTAAGATGGGACAGTTCTTTCCAGACTTTAGTAAGTATAAAGAATTTCGTGAACCATTTCTTGGTGGAGGAAGTGTAGCACTTTACATTTCTAAGATGTATCCTGAATTAAGTATTTGGGTTAATGATTTATATGAACCTCTTGTAAACTTCTGGCAGAATATACAGGATGATGGGCAGAATCTCCAAGATATGATATGGAGTCTGAAGAATAAATATCCTGATAGAGATACCGCTAGGGAACTCTTTAACAACGCAAAAGAAAAGATTAACGATGAAGAATTATCCAGTAGAGAACGTGCAGCGTATTTTTATATTGTTAATAAGTGTAGCTTTTCTGGTCTCACTGAGTCGAGTTCTTTTTCAGCCCAAGCCAGTGAATCTAATTTCTCCTATAGAGGAATTGAAAAGATTACAGGATACCAGCAAATAATTGAGAACTGGAAGATTACTAATGTATCTTATGAAGATCTTTTAACTGATTGGGATGGTGCATTCATATACTTAGATCCTCCTTATGATATTAAAGATAACCTTTATGGTAAGAAAGGTGATATGCATAAGAAGTTTAATCATGATAAGTTTGCAGAAGATTGTGATAGACATACTGCTCACATGATGGTATCATATAATTCTTCCCAGTTAGTTAAGGATCGTTTTAAGGAATGGACTGCTACTGAATTTAATCTTACTTATACAATGAGATCTGTTGGTGAATATATGAGTGAGCAACAGCAAAGAAAAGAATTGTTATTATTAAATTATGCGTAGATTACTTAATCCTAAGACTGCCTTATATGAAAATATAAAAGGACTTATGTTATCTCCTGAGTTTACTTGGGATTTTTATAGTGAATGTTGTGTCGATATGAAGGATAGTGAGGTAACTACTGGACATAGAAATTTTGCCTTTTTCTCAAATACTCTTCTAGCAAGACCTGGCACAGGGGGACTTAAATATCCAATACCTATTTTTGAACATTTAGATACTATATCTCAAATGTTAAATGAGATTTGGGATTATAATAATATTAATGTGAATTGTATATTCAGAATAAATGCTAATTTAGTTTATCCACAAACTGGTATTCAGGCATCTCCCATTCATAGAGATCATGATTTTCCTCATAAGAATCTTTTAATATATTTGACAGATGCTGGTGGAAAAACTGTATGTGGAGAAGATGTACATAATCCCCAAGAAGATGATATAATAGAATTTGATGGATTAGAACATTATTATTATCTACCTCTAGAAAAACCAAGAGTAGTATTAGTTGTAACTTATTTTTGATTATGGAATTGAAAGATTGGTTGAATACAATTAACCAAACAAAGAAAAATTTGATTGATGAAGATCCTTCATTAGAGAAACAATATTCTCCATATATTATTAATCGAATTTTTTCTGGGCATCTTGATTCAATTATGTTTGCAAATGAGATGAATCAGTATCATTTCTTACCAAAGAAGATGCAATATGATTTTTTTCTAAATACACTCAGAACTAAGAAGAGATTCTCTCCTTGGTTGCGTAAAGATGAGATTAAAGATCTTGACTTGGTGAAACGTTATTATGGTTATAGTAACGAAAAGGCAAAACAAGCTCTCCGAATCCTAACGAAAGAACAACTTAATTTTATAAAATCTAAATTTGAAACTGGAGGAAGACAATGAGTGTGGTTCAAGAGCCTGAAGTAAAGTGGACACCTGAACAAATGGTGGAGGTGACACTAAACGAACCAGATGATTTTTTAAAGGTTAGAGAAACCTTAACAAGAATTGGCGTAGCATCAAGAAAAGAAAAGAAGATATATCAATCATGTCATATACTGCATAAGCAGGGAAGATATTTCCTTGTTCATTTTAAAGAATTATTTGCACTTGATGGAAAACATGCTAACCTTACTTCTAACGACGTTCAGCGTAGGAACCGTATTGCTCAGTTGCTTGCTGATTGGGGATTGGTTGGTATCGTAGATGCTACTAAGATACAAGATATTGCACCTTTAAATCAAATTAAAGTATTAGCATATAGAGATAAAGGTGATTGGATACTAGAAACAAAGTATAATATAGGTAGCAAGAAGAAAAAAGTTGACGAATCCTAATAGTCTTTATAACGGTATTAATGAACGTCTTTTCTATACTTTAGGAAAACGTCCTGATACTGCTTCCTTACATGATTTCTACATGGCATTAAGTTATGCTGTAAGAGATCAGATGATGAATTACTGGTTGTCTATGGAACCACCTACTGGAAAGGAGGTTGCATATCTATCAGCAGAATTTTTAATTGGACCACAACTTGGTAATAATTTAATAAGTCTTGGTATACAAAAAGATGCAGAAGATGCATTGGAAAAGTATGGTTATACCTTAGAACAAATTTTGGATGTAGCGGAAGAACCTGGTTTGGGTAATGGTGGATTAGGGAGATTAGCAGCATGTTATATGGACTCTCTAGCAACCTTACAGGTACCTGCTACTGGTTATGGTATAAGATATAAGTATGGTATCTTTAAGCAGCAGATAAGAGATAATCAGCAGATAGAGGTTACTGATAATTGGTTACATGGAGAATGGCCTTGGGAACTTTGTCACCCAGATGAATCAGTTCATGTTGGATTTGGTGGTAGAGTAGAGAACTATGTTTCAGATAGAGGAAACTACAGAGTACGTTGGGTTCCTGATGAACAGGTTATTGCTGTTCCTTATGATATCCTTCAGTTAGGGTATAAGGTTAATAATTGTAATAGACTTAGATTATGGAGAGCAGATGCTACTGAGACATTTGATTTTTATGCATTTAATATTGGAGATTACTTAGGTTCAGTAGAACAGAGTGTTTCTTCTGAAACTATTTCTAAGGTTCTATACCCTAATGATGGTACAGATGCAGGTAAAGTATTAAGATTAAAGCAACAACATTTCTTTGTGAGTGCATCTCTTCAAGATATGTTGAGAAGTTTAGATAAGCGTGGATATGAAATAGAAGATTTCCCACATCATTGGCAGGTTCAGTTAAATGATACTCACCCTGCTATTGCAGTTGCTGAGTTGATGAGATTACTTGTAGATGAAAGACATCTTGAGTGGGAAAATGCATGGGAGATTGTAACTCAATCTATCGCATATACAAATCATACATTAATGCCAGAGGCATTAGAGAAGTGGGATTTGAAATTATTTAAAACACTTCTACCAAGACACATGGAGATTATCTATGAGATTAATAGAAGATTCTTACAGGTAGTAAGACTTAATTATCCTGGTGATGAAAGTATGTTGCAGAAGATGTCTATTATAGATGAGAGGGGTAATAAGGCAGTTCGTATGGCACACCTTGCTACAGTAGGTTCTCATCATGTAAATGGTGTAGCAGCACTACACTCTGAGTTGGTGAAGACTCAGTTGATGCCAGAGTTCTATGATTTATGGGCACATAAGTTTACTAATGTTACTAATGGTGTTACTCCAAGAAGATGGGTAGCATCATGCAATCCAGCTCTTAGGGAGGTATTGAATGAATATGTGGGTGAAGGTTGGATTACTAATATGGATTCTCTTAAAGTTTTAGAGAATAAGTGTGATGCTTCATTGTTAGAAAAATTAGGAGAAACGAAATTAATTGGTAAACATCATCTTGCAACATATATTTTTGATAATCTGGGTATATCTGTAGATCCATCTAGTATGTTTGATGTGCAGGTTAAACGTATACATGAGTATAAGAGACAACATTTGATGGCTCTTTGGATTATTGCACAGTATTTGAGAGTTAAAAATGGAGTTGATATTGTTCCTCGCACATTAATATTTGGTGGTAAAGCAGCACCTGGATATTATATGGCAAAGTTAATTATTCAATTTATTTGCAATATTGCAGAGGTAGTTAATAATGATCCTGATATGGATGGTAAGTTGCGTGTGATATTCCTACCAAACTATAGTGTCAAGTTAGGAGAGAAAGTATATCCTGCTGCTGATTTATCAGAACAGATTTCTACTGCTGGTAAGGAAGCATCTGGTACTGGTAATATGAAGTTTCAAATGAATGGTGCTTTAACCATTGGTACTCTTGATGGTGCAAATGTAGAGATACGTGAATTAGTAGGAGAAGATAATTTCTTCTTATTTGGGCATGATGAAAAAGGAATATCAGAATTATGGCAAAACGGATATGATCCTAAACATCATATGAGTGCAGAATTATGGGAAGTAATTAATCTTATTAAGGGTGGGCATTTTAGTCAAGGTGATAAGGGAACATTTAAACCTTTATTAGATAACTTACTCAATCATGATCCTTTTTGTGTTTTAGCAGATTTCACTGATTATTGTGATGCTCAAGATAGAGTAAGCAGTGCATGGAATGATCGTGATAGGTGGAATAAAATGTCAATGATTAACATTGCAAGGTCTGGTTTCTTTTCTTCTGATAGATCTATAAGAGATTATTGTAAAGAGATATGGGGTATATGAATATTGAAGTTATTGATAACTTTTTAGATGATTATGAATTTGATAAATTAAAAAGATTATTTTTAAAAAATTCTGAAATAGGAGAATATGATGAAAATAATCTTGCTGATGGTATAGATTTTCCTTGGTTTTTTTATAATAGTACAAGTTATAATCCGTCAAAAGATATTGATAAACCTGATAACTATCAATTTGTTCATGTATTTTATGAGTTTCATTTAAGTAGAAGTGAACATTTTGAATCAATAGTTCCTGTTCTTGAAAAATTAAATGTTAAATCACTTTTAAGGTGTAAAGCAAATATGCAAATGAGAACAGAAACAATAATTGAAAGAGAATTCCATCAAGATAGGGCAGTTAATTGTAATCCTGATATAGATCCTTATAATATTGCAATATTATATTTAAATACTAATGATGGATATACTAGATTTGAAGATGGTAGAAGGGTAGAGAGTGTAGAGAATCGTGTTGCAATATTTTCACCAAAACTTAAACATTCTAGTACAACTTGTACAGATAAAAAAAGAAGGATAGTTATTAATTTTAATTATTTTTAAGACTATGGTTAACTTAACTGATTTACTGTATATTAAAAGAGGATTTTTATCTGAGGAACAATGTGAAGAAATCATTGAGGAATATAATGATATTCCTGATGAAGCAAATCAAGAGCATTGCCCAGAATCTATTAATGGTGTTGATACATGGTCAACCTATAAAGTAAAACAGGCACGTTTAGGAACAGATGTATTTGATTTAATTCATAAGTCTGTTGAAACAATGGTATGTGAATACCATGATTATCTTGATACGTTTAAAGCATTTCATTGTATGAGGAGAACATCTCTTCTTTTCCCTCACACTTATCGTATTATGAAATATGATAAGGGTGCTTGGATACATCCACATACAGATCATGCTCCTTACATATATGGGAGTTGTACTATAAATTTAAATGAAGAATACACTGGTGGAGATTTTTCATTTTGGAATGGTAAGCATAAGGTTAAGTTAAACAGAGGTGATGCAATGATATGGCCTGCAGATTATTTCTGGGTACATGCTGTTGATGAGATACAATCTGGTACAAGATATTCTGTAAATTGCTTTCTTAGAGCAACACCAGAGTATTATCCCGAACATGTAAGGTTCGGTGTTCCCATCCCTGTAGACTTAAAAAATACTGCTTGGGATGGAAACCGAGCTCCTATTTAGCAGTCATCCATTATAATTAGTAGTGTACGCCTTCGGGGTACACAATTCACACTCGCTTAATAAGGAGAAAACAAATGACTGCACTAGCAAGATACCATGCT